GGCGGCAATCATCTTGGTCTGCCATGCCTTGTTGCCATCAGTAGCCGCAAATGCCTCGATATAGATGTTCTTTAGTTCATCAACTGTGGTGGTTGCTTGAATGGCGGCAATGTAGTCAAGCATCCGTCCCTCATCAGGAGTTCCTTCTTCCTCAACCACTTTAGAACCTGTTGTAGCGTCTAACGCATCATGTTCAACAATGTGTAGCACCGACACCCAAAGATAGCGGGAAAGGTAGGTTTGCACAGCACCAAGGTTTTGCACTTCATGGCAACCTTTGAGGGCGGCAGAAGACATTGGGCTTGTGAAAACAATGATCTCGTCAGGCTTTTCTGTATTGACAACAATGAACTCAGCAATCTCTTTTCCAAAACGGATGATGGAAGTAAGACCTACCTCGTTAAAGATTTCAATTGCGGGGATTACGAAGTCACCTAACTCAAAATAGTTGTAGCCAGCAAACTTGTTGTGACCAGACTTCTTGAGGGCTTTTGTGTGGAACTTGGCTCTAGCCTCATTCAGTTTTTGATATACATTCATATTAACTCCTGTTTAATTGACTTTGTTTAACTTGCTGTTCACCTATCCAATGACTGAGCATAACTAGATCATTCTGAATTGCGCTTATGTCTTGGATGAACCCATCATACTTCTTGTTCAAGCATTTTTTATCTAGGGTTTTCACCGATTGTTCTATCCTCATTAGGATGGTTGAGTAGTCGTTCAAAAGTATCTCCAAAGTGCAACTGAAACCATGCTGATAACAGTTATTAGTCCAAATAAAACCCAGACATCGTGAATGTTTGGTGCTGAGTAATACGCTCCCTCAAAGATGCCTTCATTGACATAATCCTTTGGGAACGCTTCCTGTAATGTTCTAGGAAACATACGGGTTGTTGGGTTGAAATCATCCATTTAATATCTCCTGTGCTATTTGTTTTTGGTCATTGGGAAACAAGTATTTGAACTCTACAAAATGGTTTTCAAAGCAACAAGTAATCTTTTCACCTTGTGGCTCTAAGCAATAGCAACAGTAGTAGACATTCTCTTCATCTTCATAGATGGCTTGTAGTTCGTCTTTGATTTTCATTTGGCCTCCAGAACTTTGATGCGTTGCTCAAGTTTGGCAACCAAGGCTTCTAAGACTTTGATGCGATCCAAGAGCATATCTTGGAAGGTAAAGTCAGGCTTGCGGTATGGTGCTTCAACACCAATTGGTTTTCTATTCACATTAACTCCTATCTTAAAAAATGTTAACTTTTCATCGCTCTCACAAATGCGGCATACGATGCGGCTGTGTCCCCAAAAGGCAACTTAGCCAACTCGACTGCCACCTCTTCTAGCACATCATTACGCAACAATAGTGGGTCTATGTTGTTTGGCAATGTGCGTAGATTCTCCGTTAAATCCCTGACCAATGCTCGTTGAATTGAACCATCTGTAACGCCAGTAGAAATCTTCTTTTGTTCAGCAAGGTATGACATATTTCTGATCTGGTCAGTCACATCAAACTCCAATTCGTCAAATGCTTGGTCAAGTTTTTCGTTCATCTATTAACTCCTGTAATTTAACTTTCAGGTCATAGTAGCCGTTTGTTGTTGCGCCTACCATGACTGCAAGATCACCAATCTTTTGCTTTAGTTGTCCAATCTGGAAACGCAATTCATTGATCTCTTGCTGAGTCTCAAAGTCCATTACTCTCTCACACGAATAGTATCAACAATGTTTTGGGCTAGATGTAAGTCTTTCACCATGTTGAAAATGATGGATGAGACAACATCACGCTCATGTTCAGCACCCAAGTCCCAAGCATTGCTCATGCCTGTAATAGTGTTCTCATTACAAGCCGCCATGCGTAAGTGCTGAATCATCTCTTGTTTAGTCAAAGCATTGCTCCCATTCTTTGTGCCAGTTCGTTGTTATATCTCGCATTTCGTCCATTGCTTTATTTTCACAATGGTTGTATTGCTTGCGGTCAATGTCGTATGTAATGTGTTTATCTTCTTCATTAAATACGGCAAAGTCAATCTCGTAGTCATCGCTGTGATCAGCATCGAGTTCATCTTCAGGTGTCAGTATGTCAAAGCATACTAAGCACTCGCCAATGCCCTCTAGGTAGACACAAATCTCATGTTGAAAATCTTTAGGTTTTACCGACATATTCACTCCTTTTTAAGTTGGTAGAAGGATTGTCAATGATTAAAAAAGGCTTGTGAACTAGGACAAACCCTATGTTGACAAACTAAATTTAAGTATAGGATTGCCTGTCAAAAGGAGACACACATGGAAATGAAACAACAACATTATGCAATTCTCAAGAGGTTGCAACATGGCGCATCATCCCTCAAACGCTTCACAGACAAAGATGGAGAAGTCGGCAACCAAGGATTTCATTATCTGCGTTATCTGAACGATCTTCAGAACTTTGGCTATGCGCTAGAGATAGGTGACGTTTGGCACATCACAGGGTTTGGGGTGGCTAAGTTGGCAGAGCAAAAGCCAAGGGTATCCAAAGAAAGAGTGGCGGCTGGAACGACCACCGAAACCTATGATGGGGCTGACCTAAAGCAAAGTGGCATCAGGGAAGGCGCATTTGATTTCCTGAAATACCCATCAAAGTTTGGGGACAATTTGGTTTATCCAAAAATCTGTGTATAATCCAACCCGTCTAGAGTGGCATCTAGGCGATGAACTGGTTATTAAACCCCGCAGGTTTCTGTGTGGTCTTGTCGTACAGCATGACGAGCCTTTTGACCAGTTCAATCGTCTAGTTGTTGCTCTCGCCAAGAGCCAAGACCACAGAGCATCTTGCGGGGTTTTTGCTTTTGGACAGCCTAATGCGGAACGTCGGTGGTTAGGCATGAGATACCCTGTAACACGAGCGAACCAGAGCAGGGAGAGTGGGCTAAGAATAGAACTCGGTGGTAGTGGCAAGAGCCTCGCTTTATGCGCCTCTAAGCCATTTAAGTCTGTTCAATGCGATGTGATGACACGGCTCCGAAAGGCTACATCCAAAGCAAAAGCGAACCCTCATTTTGATGCGGTAAGGCTATGCTTTGTTCCAACACTCACCAAAAGGCTACATAGGGGTTACTAGATGAGAGTATGTAAGTGTGGAGGGATAGTAAGACAACATGAACTAACTGGTAACAGGGAAGCATGGACTTGTGGTAGTTGTGGTAGGTATCAAATTATTAAAAGGAGTGAAGAATGTTTGAACAATTCTGGACAGCATGGCCTAAAAGCCAACGAAAAGGTGGAAAAGCCACTTGCCAAGCAAAATGGGTCAAATTGAAACTGGATTTACAGGCTGACCAAATCATTAAGCACGTTGAATGGATGAAAACAACCGACCAATGGAAAAAGGGCGAAGGTGCGTTTATTCCCTCACCCTTGGTCTACATCAACCAAATGCGTTGGGATGGTGCTGAAATCCCTGATTTAACTGTGAACGTCAATGTCAATGTGCGTGACCCCGCCTTGGCAAAGATTGAGGAAGACACAAAGAATGTCGCCCCAATGCCTAGTTTTGTAAGGGATTACATTGCGAGGTTGACTAAAAAATGACCTTAGAGCAAATACAAAAACTTCAAACTGAGTGGCAAGAAAAGTTAAAAGCCGCAGTTTTGAAGGAACGGGAAGAATGCGCCTTGCTTTGTGAGGAAGAAAAGATCAATGCTGTCCATTATTCAGCCACAACCCAGTCAAACTGGTTGGCAATCAAGATAAGGAATAAGCAATGATTCACTATCATGGCCTTCCAATCACCCCTGCCACAGTAGCCAACTATGCAATCCAAGCAGGCCACGCCTTCATAAGTTATGCACATCCTGACCAACTAGGGACTGCCGTTGACATTGCCCAATCCTTTGCTTTAGATAACGGGGCATTTTCAGCATGGAAAAGTGGCAATCCCGTCAAGGATTGGACAAGTTTCTATGACTGGGCATTGGAAAACAAGAAAATCCCTCACTGCGACTTTGCCGTAATCCCAGATGTCATTGATGGCTCAGAGGAAGACAACGATGCTTTGCTGAAAGACTGCCCCTTCCCAACATGGTTTGGCGCACCTGTGTGGCATATGCACGAGAGTTTTGACCGCCTAGAACGCCTTGCAAACACCTATGTCAGGGTTTGTATAGGTAGTTCTGGGGCATATGCTGTCATTGGGACAAATGAGTGGTGGTCACAAATTGGTAAAGCAATGCGGGTTTTGTGTGACGACCAAGGCCGTCCGTCTTGCAAACTGCATGGATTGCGGATGCTTGACCCAGGCATTTTTAGCAAACTTCCCTTTGCTTCCGCTGACAGCACCAACATTGGCAGAAATGTAGGCATGGACAACAAATGGAGGAATGGAAGTTATCCACCTCCAACCAAAGAGGCAAGGGCGCAAGTCATGCGTTCACGCATAGAAGCATTTAACGCACCCCCAGTTTGGGGATTTCATCAAGTTGAACAAGGGTCATTACTGTGATTTATTCTGCTATTTTCATATCCGCACTCGTTGCCGCAAACCTGTTGGTGGCCTA